TTGTGTTAAGCCTAGCGGCAATGCTTCAGTCCTACTCCAAACCGCGTCTGGTATTCACGCGGAACACTCGCCGATGTACATCAGAAATGTACAGATGAATAAAGAGTCAGAGATTACTCAAGCCATAATGAAATCAAATCCATATATGGTAGAAGAAAGTGTGTGGTCTGCAGGTGGAACTGATGTCGTAGTGTCGTTTCCAATTATTCCACACAAAGGTTCTCTTATGAAAGATGAATTGCTTGGTGTGACTCATTTAGAAAAAGTTAAAATGGCTCAAAAACATTGGGTAGTAGCTGGTACAAACGAAGAACTTTGTGCAGATAAAGGTATTCGTCATAATGTATCAAATACAATTATTGTTGATGATTGGGCTGAAGTAGAAAAGTATGTATTTAAAAACAGACATTCGTTTTCAGGTATTTCATTCTTGTCAATGAGCGGAGATAAAGATTATAATCAAGCTCCAAACACAGCAGTTATAAATGCTAAACAAATGGTAAAACTATATGACGAGGCTGCTATTTTTGCATCAGGCCTTGTTGTTGATGCACTCAAAGTTTATAATAATTTATGGGATGCTTGTTCAACCGCTCAAGGATATGGTATAGATATTTCGGTAGAAAGTTCTGAAAATTCAGCACGTAAAGATTGGAATCGTAGATTTCAAAACTTTGCAGATAACTATTTAAAAGGTGACGTTAAAAAGGCCGAACATTGTTTAAAGGATTCTTATCTATTACATAAATGGAATAAGATCCAGGCTAATTTAAAACCGATTGAATGGAATACTGGATTGACAGCTAAAAAATATACTGATGTAGATACTTTAGCCGCAGCCGCTTGTGCTGGTGGAGCATGCGAAATCGATTTCTAATGGAAGTCGAATCACCTTGTATTAAAGTATGTACTATTAAAGACGGTATATGTGTTGGTTGTTATAGAACCGAAACTGAAATCCGTGAGTGGTTTTATGCTACTAACGAGCGAAAAGAACAAATCTTAAGAAGGATCGCTAAATGAACCAGTACAAACTTGAGTGTTTTGAATGTGATGACGAAATAACAGTTACCTGCTCTGCGGATATACCTGCATTTTGTCCATATTGTGGAGGTACCGAAATAGCGGTAATTAAATATGAAGAGCCTCTTAAATGGGATTCAGATGAAGACGACTAATATATATTTGTATGTGGCTATATAATGAACAACAATATAATAATACACCAGAAGACTATCAAGGATTTGTTTACGTCATCACAGAGTTGGATACAGGCAAGAAGTATATCGGTAAAAAGAACTTCTGGAAGCCTAAAACCTTGCCCATTACTAAAACGCGCAAGAGGCGAGTACGAACGCGTGTCGAATCTGACTGGCGAAAATACTATGGTTCGAATAATATCGTCAAACAGTTGGTGGAATCCAAAGGAGAACAAAATTATAAAAGGGAAATCCTAAAATTGTGTAAGACAAAAGGTGAGATGTCTTATTACGAAGCTAAACTTCAATTTGAGAATGATGTTTTATTATCGGATATATATTATAATGAGTTTATCGGATGTAAAATACATTCAAAACATATAAGGAATAAATAGTATTATGTTAAATGTACATGAAGTAATTGATCAAGTGAGAAAAGCCCGCACTAAAGATAAAAAAGTTGCACTTCTAAAAAAGCACGAAACTTGGGCTTTAAAAGATATTTTACGTGGAACATTCGACACTACAGTTGAATGGAATCTTCCAGGCGGAGAACCGCCATATACTCCAGCTGAAGCACATTCGGCACCAGCAAATTTACTTAAAGAGCATAAAAATTTTGTATACTTCGTAAAAGGGGTGCGAGAATCTAATCGCCTTACACCCGTCAAACGCGAAAGTATATTTCTCGGTTTGATAGAGGGCATTGACCCTGAGGACGCCAGGCTCGTCATTAATATGATAAACAAAGAAAAACCTAACGGAATCACTCGACCAGTGATTGAGGAGGCGTTTCCTGGATTACTGCAAGATTGATCCATAACCATGGAGCACTAAATGCCAGCATTACAACTCGAAAGACTTTTAAATGACATTTCTCAATTAGACCAGTACATTGCTAAGTTAAAAGAGAGAGGTGATTTAGATCGAGTGACGAAGTTTATAAAAAAGAAAACGTTTATGCAAGAAAGGTTAGCTCTAAATTAACTGTGTACATTTCCCCTACTTTGTGGTATAATTATATTATCATTCACAAAGTAGGGATTTTATTATGAATTTGTTTATTTTACACGAAGACCCAATTATTGCTGCGCAAATGCAGTGTGACAAACATGTCGTTAAGATGATTGTAGAGTCAGCACAAATGCTGTCTACTGCTCATCGTGTTCTGGATGGAACAATTGAAAATGCTCCATCTAAATCTGGTAAAACAATACAAAAGCATTATCGTCTTCTCGAAGATCCCGAAATGGATCAAATACTCTATAAAGCTGTTCATCGTGGTCATCCATGTACTATATGGACTATGGAATCATCAAGTAATTATGAATGGCATTGGAAACATTTTGATGCACTTTGTGAAGAATATACATACAGATATGGAAAGACTCATGCAACAAGTCATCTTAAATATCCATTGTGGTCATTACCGACTAACATTCCAAAAGGTAAGATGACACCGTTTAAATTAGCAATGAAATCAAATCCAGAGTGTATGATAGGAGATCCAGTAGAATCATATCGTCTCTTTTATCAAACAAAACAATCACGTTTTAAGATGAACTGGTCAAAACGTGAGCAACCACGGTGGTTTAAAAATGAAATATACTAAACTTGATACATTAAATATATTAAAAAAAGAAATTGAACATGCCAAAAGTCGTTTAATGCCTGAAGACACGGGACATATTCATACAAGTATAAATTGGATGACACAGCGTGTTGATGAATTAGAGGAAGAAATCAATGCCTATTTACACACTACGTGATCCTGCAGACGGTAGGGAATGGGATGTAAACTGCACGTATGAACAGTTACAAAATCTTTTAACTGCCGGCATTGAACGTGTCTATAAACCAAATAAATTTATAACACAATCTGGTAGTGTTATGAGTCGGACGGACACAGACTTTAGAAGCCATTTAAAATCTCTTAAAAAGAAATATCCTGGAAACACAATTAATGACTAAATCTGTGATAAGAGCATCAGAACTTAATACTATAGAACCGATGACAGGGAATCAAGATAAAGCTTTTCAACTTTGGGATGAAGGTGAAAATCTTATTCTTGCAGGATCTGCAGGAACTGGTAAAACATTTCTTGCCCTTTATTTAGCTTTAGATGAAATGCTAAATGAACCTGAATATGATAAAATTATTATTGTACGATCAGTGGTAGCAGTCAGGGAAATTGGATATTTGCCTGGTAAGCTAGAAGAAAAAACTGCAGTATTTGAAACACCGTATAAAATGATATGCGACGAACTTTTCGAAGGTAATGCAGCATATAATAAGATGATAAATAGTCATCAGATCCAGTTCGAAACAACATCATATATTCGAGGTAAAACATTTGATCGAGCTATTATTGTTGTTGACGAAATGCAAAATCTTAATTTTCATGAACTTGATTCTATCATGACACGTGTTGGCGAACATTGTAGAATTATTTTTGCAGGAGATTATCTTCAATCAGATTTTAAATCTGATGGAGAAAGAGACGGGCTTATGAAATTTCTTAACATTATAGAAAGAATGAATCAATTTTCAATGGTCCAATTTGGATGGGACGACATTGTTCGTTCTGGAATTGTTCGTGATTATATAATGACGAAAGAAATGATCGGAGTAAAGTAATGAAAAAATTACTAATAAGTTTAATTCTTTTTATGAGCTATATAAGTGTAGCATACGCTGAATTTGAAGTTGAATGGCATAGAAAGCCAGTTCAATGTGCAGAAACTATGCTAATTTTAGATGAAGTTGAAAAATCTGAAATGTTACCCCTTTTACAGTTGCTTGGTACTACAAGAATTGGAGATGTAGGTAAAATAGTTCCTTATGTAATATATTATAATAAAGATGATGAAACCTGGCTTATGGTAGAATTTTTAGAAATTGAATTTGCATGCATGATTGCCTTAGGTCAAGGTATAAATTTTAATGTTGGCGATAATTTAGAAAGAGACACTTTTTAGTGTACAAATCAGAAGAAACGTGATATAATGAATATTACAATTGAAAAAGGAATATATGATGGAGTTTATCCATGAAAAAATTGATATGGGATATGTGGACTTGGATCGACGAGACTGCGAAGACGGCCGCCGATACGTTACACTCGATGGGAATGCTTACCCTTCTGTTACTACTATACTTTCTATCTTAAGCGAAGAATCTATTGCAAAATGGCGTGATAAAGTTGGTGAAGAAGAAGCCAATAAAGTAAGCCTACGTGCAACTACACGTGGTACAGCGGTTCATGCTATTATTGAAAAGTACATGAACAATGATCCAAACTATGCTGAAGGTTATCTACCTCACGTAGTGCAATCTTTAGAAAATCTTAAACCATTATTGAACAAACATGTCACAAAGGTTTATGCGCAAGAAGTGCCATTATATTCTGACCATCTTCAAATGGCAGGAACATGTGATGCTGTAGTTGAATGGGATGGAGTACCAACAATAGTAGATTGGAAAACTAGTCGAAGACCAAAGAAAAAAGCCAATATTGGAAATTACTTCATGCAATTAGCAGCGTATGCTGTCATGTGGGAAGAACGTACAGGTATGCCCATTCAGCAGACTCGTATTGTAATGGACGTAGATGACTTTCATCCGGTTATGTATAAAGAAACACGTGATGCATGGATTGATAAGATGATTGAAACTCGTGATGAATACAATAGACGTAAGCTATTTCATGGCTAAATAAAAAAAAAAATAAACTATTTTACTAAGTCATTGATTTTCAATGACTTTTTTTTTAATTAAAACGAAAAAAAAGATGTACAAACACAAAAAAACAGTATATAATATTCTTATAAAATGAAAAAAGGAGATAAAATGTTAATGAATGTTACTACAGAGCGCAATGCTATCGATCACTATCTAAAAAATAATAATATTGATAATTTTGAATATGCTGGCTTTGATGGCCTTATTGCTTTTGACTTATTTTTAACTGACAATGAGTCAGTTATGCTTGAGATTGTTTGCGCATATCTTGATCAGATTAACGGTATTAACACTCCATATCCTAAAATTAATTTCGTTTTAAATGAAAAAAAGTAAAAAAAAGTGTGTACAAACGCAAAAAAGTATGATATAATATACTTATAAAATGAAAAAAGGAGATAACAAAATGACATAGCGATAGTAACCACCAGGGTTCGTGATGGAAAAGTTGAGCATTTGAAAGATATGTAAGTCTCAGAGTTAGAAGCGGATCGGGATTTACAGGTCAGGATCGACCCAGGGAATCATCGGTGGAGTGTAAACAGATCCCCTTATCTTCCGCGGAGGGGTATACCTATGGAAGATAAGGATGTGTTAGAGAGCCCCTCCACCCACTTTTTTTATGAGGAAAAATAAAATGAGAATCTTGATTGTAACATTATTAATTTTAGGTTGTTTTGCTCTTGTAGGTATGGTAGAAGATCCATGTACTACTGAAGGTTTACCCGCTAATTGTATGGTGAAGAAATAATGATTAATTTTTTATCTGGACTTACGGTTGGTATATTATTAGCTTACTATCAACCAGACATGGTTGTTGCTGTTGGTCAATGGTTTATATCAATTATTCCAAAATAGTTACTTTATATGTTAAGAACTATTTTAGTAAGTCATTGATTTTGTTGAATAAAAAAATGCATTTTTTTGTGTACAAACGCGAAAAAACGCTGTATAATGGTAACATAAAATGAAAACAAAAACTAAATTGAGGAGAATATTATGAAAGTTTATGTTACACATCAATCAAAGATTCCATATAGTGCCGCTATAGTAGATGCACCGACAACTAATGTCATGGAAGCTTTAGAGTACGCATTTAGGTGGA